TTAATCCCAAGGATTCTTCTTTTTACCTTCTTTGGCTGCTGGCTTAGTTGGCGCTTCATCTAAGTCATCAGAATCAATATCAGCTAAGAGATCCTTTTTTGGGGCTGGCTTTGCAGCTGGGGCAGAACCCTTTGCCACGTAACCTACAATCCTGTTACGGTCAGAGTAACCATTCGTACCCTTTTCAATATCCAATACCGCAGTGAAGCTACGCTCAAGCAATTCATCAACCGAGGTAGCATTCGGCTTACCGCAGGCACGTGCCCATGCTGAAACTTGCTCACGACCGATGCGTTGTGCTTTCTCTGAATCGTTATGAATGTTGAAGTTGTTCCATACCTTACGGTTAGCATGCTTACCTGACACAACTTCAAACGTAGCGGCAATCATAGTTCCGCCCTTTTGAGTTGTTTTCTCTTCTGCATCGGTGCACTTTAATTCATACTCACCTTTGGGTAAGGGTTCATAACTACGTTCTTCTGATTCATAATCATTTAAATCAAAGCCAAATTTACTCATTTTATTTTCCTTTATTAAAAATTAAGATACTACGGGTATATTCTTAGAGATTTCCTCAATGGTCATCTCGAACGAATCTGGACATGCATAACGGTTCTTTGCAATATAGGCAGGACTTTCAGTTACGTGCAACAAGCGTTCACCAGTGGTAATACCACGATTTACCGTATTGTTGAATCCTACGTCTGCTTTCTTGACAATCACCTTGAAGCCAGCATAAGCCACTACGTCGCACCATTCCTGTAGTAGCGCGTTGCATCGGTTAGGTAACTTAGGTACAAACCTGTCATACGGCTCTGTAAGCGGATTCTCGTAACGAACGACTGAGGCATGCGCTAGCAGGATGATGTTCATCATCTTTTTACGACGTAGTGCATCAAGACCCTGAAGAATCTCGCGGAATTCCTCAGCTACGTAAACTTGGTTCTTACCGTATCCTAAGTCTTTCGCGTCATACGATGACTCAACATTCTTAGAGATTAACGGTTCAACGAGCCAGTCTACTGAGTCAATTACGATTGTTTTGAACTTGTGATCTTCTTTGAGCAACGTCTTGATCGCGTCAACTACGTCACCAATGTCGGCTGCCCTAGGGAATGAAACTACATCAAGGGAATCTAATCCATCCTCAGTATTAATGAAGATTGGTGCAGGAAACTGAGCTGCAATTGTGCTCTTTCCTATACCATGATTTCCGTAAATGCAGATTCGCGGGGGAAGTTCCTGCTTGCCTTTGATAAGGCTGTCCATAAAACTCATGTTATTTCCTTTATTAAAAGTTTAAATAAAACGGCTGGTACATGAATGTTCGGCTGTCAAATTGCAACAGCTTAATCTCACATCCAGGATTGTTTTGCGCAACTACACCTACTGCAATTGCTGACAATTTCGGGTCACCGATCAAGCAGATATAATCTCCGTCACGATAATCCTTTAAGACCTCTCGGGCATGCTGAACTGGATCATCAAACGCAGTGTCGGTAAACACGTGCATGATTTCTCCAAAGCGAGCAGCGTCCTTGATAGTCTTACGAGTAGAGTTGTCAACTACCCATACTACTGGAGGCTCTAGGTTCAATTCATCTTGCATTTTTTCCTTTCCTGTTATTACGTTTATGTTTGAATTATAGCTCACAAATAAATTTCTGCGCCAATATCTTTAATTACGCGCCTGATTTCACGATAATACCAGTCGTAATCCAGATCCGCTGGAATACCCTTCGGCAACTCCATGCACTCCCTAGCTCCGTCTGTTTTTGCAACCTTGTTACCATTACTAGCATAGGTCAACGGTGGTAACTGTTCCCTCGTTTGATACCATCTTACCGTACGACCGAGATACTTATCGCCCTGTTTGCCTCCGCCAGTAACTGAGCGCACACTAATGAAGTCCGTCAGTTGCGCATTCATAACAGTATCCTCAAACCGAGTACCATAAGCGAGCCAGAGTGCAACAGCCTTAGAGACTATGGGCGCGGTTGGATTCTTACTGAGAGTCGGTGCGCTATAGATACCTTTTATTTTGACTGACCTATCCATTTTGACCGCGAAGTAATTATTTACATCTTTGAGGGCAACCGCGCGATATGGAGTATCCTCAAATATAAATCCTGTCAACTCGGTAAACTCTTTGACGATGCTGTGAACCTTTGTGACCTCATTACGCTTATGCTTGAGCATGATGCCGTCCGTATTAGCGGAAATCACTTGAACACCGTTGTCCTCAAGAGCCTCAATCAAAGCTAGCAATGTTAACTGCCCAGTTAAAGTAATGTTGAGCATGACGTCAGGTGAATATAGAACTGAGTATCGACTAGCAGTCTTACCGAATGTTCCGTTCAAAGCAATACGCAGTGAATCCGCGATAACCATGTTCTTTTGACGTTTTCCTTCTAATCGTCTTTCGAATACCTTACGATATTCATCCATAAACGATTGACCAGTATTAGCGGGCACAAGGTTGCAATTAAGTAGTATGCTAGGATAATAACTAGCAACGTCGTAATCAACAATTTGGTAATGGTCATCTGTAACATGGCAAACCTTTCTATCATGCTGGGAATGCAGACCACCGACTCCCATCTGGTAAATACCTTTGTTTACTTTGACTAAGTCTTCCTTCAAGAAGTCAGGCAATATTACGTGACCAGTATATTGATTCACCTCATATACGTGATTAGTCATTCTTTGAGCCAACTCATTCAAGTCGGCACGCTTGAAGTTGATAAAGCTGGGTAAGTTATACCTGACTACTTCAGGAATATTTACCTTACCGCGCTTTAGCCCGAGTCGCTTAATGAACATCTGTTCAGCAACTTGAGAGTCAGATTTAGAACGCGCATCAAATCCGTATTCCTTACTGATCTCTACCCTGAGCTGCAGTTGCCCTTGAAGCCTGTTATATAACTCTTCAGTCGTGTCTAAGTCGTTCTTACAGTAATCCCAAACCATTTGCCTATCGGAATCTGCAATCTCCTCTGAATGATGAAACGGTAGGTCTTGAATAAGGGGCATGTTCATCCTAGCTCCGTAAGTCTTCAGGCTCACAAAGCTGGGCGCGACCTCAATCAAGTCAATGTGGTCAATCATCGGAATCTTGAACCTGAATTGCTTTTCAGCATCCCATGGCGTCAAATTTTGATGAATTACAATGTCCCCGAACCCTTTAGTCTCAGCGATAGAATGGCCAGACAGGAAGTAACTTATAACTGGCATGTCAAACTTAGAACCGTTGAAGCTAATGAATGTGTTCTTTGATTTGAATAGGTTCTTGATAGAATCTCGAGCACCTTCCTCATCTCCCCAGATGCCGAAATATTCTCCGTTCTCAAGAATCTTACCCATCAGTAGAAACATATTGGGCGCGACCTCGATGTCAAACACAATAGTTCCCATTAGTCCTGATTTACGTAGCGTTCTGTTGGACCACCGTCAAGCGCGGATGACTTCTTTGGGTATTCTAGCTCTAGCAACTTCTCAATAAAATGAATTGCTTTCTCTAAATCCTCACGACCGTTCTTGTCCTGATACCGCTCAAGATACTTTGTAGCACAACCGACAAAGTAACCCCTGCCGTATAGGCGATAAATCCTATCCCAGTGCTGTTCACCGCCCTTTTTATAATGCTGTCCGCCTACTTGTCTATCATTTGCTGACATTCTTTTTCTCCCTGTTCATAATGTATTGTTGAGTAGCTAACTTCCAGTCGGATGAAACAATCTTATCCGCCCATGCGCTACCGTCACTAATTTTGTGTTTACGCTCGTAGGATACCATCGCCATCGGCTGGGCTACAAACTCAAAAAAGCCATTTACGAATCCACCTTTCTTGAATGGGTCGTTGCAGAATGACTCGCATTCATGTAGGAACAATTCCCAATCACCTTGGTAAAGCATATGCGCCTGAACAACACCGTTGGAGTATGCATCAAATACGTCAGAACTCGGAGGATTCTCTACATACGGCATTGCGTTATACAATTCGGTATACAAGTGTAAATTGTTTGAGACAGTGAAGTATTGACCGACTGGCAGTTCAAGCGCGATTGCTACGAACTCTTGAATGATAGAGAAGTGAACAGGATTCGCCCCGCAGTATCCCCACCAGAAATCATTAGAGCGATTGAAGACTGTCAAATCCAACGCGCCATTCACAATCGCGAATACCATTTGCGTATTGCAGGCTTTGTCCTTTGTGCTTTTGTTGAAGTCAGATGCATCCCAGAGTTGAATGACTGCTTGACGTGAGTTAGGATCTTTTTTGAGGTGCTTGATCACTTCCTTTAATTGATCAAACCCAAAGTGCTTACGCATGCGGTGTCCATACGCTGCATTGAACCGAACTCCGTCATCGCTAAATTGCCCAATGGTAGAATTAAATTGCTGCAGGAAGGTTACGTCATCACGACCAGCGAGCATCCATATTGATTCCATTAAGTGAAAGATTGGATTAGCGTCCCGTTCAGCAAAGAACAACACGCGCTCAGTCGGCTCGATGATTGTAGTGAGTACTGGTTCATCAATACGCAGGGCAGGACCATTGCGTGTTTGAACCTCTACCCCTGACGTTTTGAAGCGCCAGAGCATGTCTGTGAATAATTCATTTACGTTTATTGCCCTTATTTCCATTATTAAAACTCCCTAGTTGGTTTGTAATTTTGACGCGGTTTTCCTTCACCTGACTTGACTCGAATGTACTTATCAAATTCGCACATTACATTCTGACAGTCATGCAGGGTTAAATCCTTAAAGGTATTATCTGAATCAATCAGGGCTGCCCTGACGTCCATCAACTCTTGATTAAACTGCTTTTGAGTAAAACCTTTACCCATCTTCCTCTCGTACAATCTATTTAGACCGCGCTGACTTCCTGGACCCATTGGTGCCCATGAATATAAATCAATAGCGTTGTCTAGTTGACCGCGTAGGTAGGTCAAATCTGCTGTAACTTGCCCAGCTATAAAGGTCTGCAATCCAAACGAGGTAGCAATCAATTCAGTAGTGTACTTGATTGAACCTGACGCAATCGCGCCTCTGATTTGCGGAGCTAATTTAATCACTGGCTGAATGATGTACTCAGCGAGGTTATACGCTTTAGAGTTACCCTTCACTTTTGTAGGGTAAACAATATACGCTGAACTGTAGAGCTTATCAACCTTTGTCGCCAGTGACTCCATGCTTTGCACAAATAAGTAACTGTTAAAGTCTTCCGCCCTGCGCGGTATCACGAGGTTATCCATGAGGTAAAGCAGAGTCGGTGGCCAATTAATCAAGCGAGCTAGCAGTGCCCTAAACCATACGTCACCAGACAGGTTCTTATAGTAATACTTGAGCAACCACTGGCTAACGCGGTCATCCTTGCGACGCACATTGCAGAACCGATACTTCTCAAGAATCGGGTCAAGCGTATATGGCTGGAGGAATCCTTTCTCCTTGTTTATACGTACCTGCTCGCGTTCATGCACGAACTCAACGAGTTCATCAAAGCGTGCCATTCTCTGCCTTTCTGATAACTTCTAGGGTCTCATTGAAGGCATCGGTGTGATCAATCGTCACAACCTTTACGCCACCCGCATTGTATAAATTAGTGCAGGCAGCAAGGGTGGATTCGTACGCGCTTATTGTATTCTTTTGATTAAACGGTTTTGTCTCCCCCCTTGCGTCCCTACGTTCTTGCACTCTACGTAAGCATTCGTTGAGTGGCGTGTCGAGTATCGCTGCAACGTATGCGCCTGTGGGCTTGAGCATTTGTGTTGTAATTGCTCCTGGACCCACCTTTGAGAGTAAGAGACCTTCCAGCAGAACATGACCCCTAGGATGAGCAGCCAAGGCTCTATCCGCAATTTCTTCCTGAGTGTTGATACCATCGGTTCCTCCGCAAGTATTCTGGTATGATCCAATTACGTAAAGAGGCTGATTGATTCCCTCACTTTTGAGGTCTACCTCGTATCCCCAATGCTTCTTCGGCTTATTTGGGTCGGGCAGAGCCTTTGTAGGGTAATCCGTCAGAAACTTACGCGCTACGGTAGTCTTACCTGAGCCACTAGTTCCGCGTAACGATAGAATTACATTCATGTATTTGCCTTTATTCGGTTATTGAACAAAAATTATAGCTCAGTTTTCGGTGGAACTTCATAAGTGTGCATATTGAACCAAAGTTTCCTGAGAGGTTCAGGATACATTTCCAGTAACCAATCCTGCAGGGCATTAGCGGGATTAATGTTTAATAACAAGCCGTCTTCATCTGTGCAGTTCATCAAGGTAATGATTAACTTTTCTAATGACTCTTGACTGATATTCTTTTTATTTGATTTCATTTAATCCTCTAATATATGTTCAGCGCGGAATGGTATGCCAGTCTCAGCAAACATTGCAGCCTTTTCAGCACGTGGGGTTACTTTTACTTCACACTCTTCCCTGAGCCAATCTGGCAGGTACTGGGCGCGAATCTCTTTGAAGGGCGCGGTAAATTGTTCAAAGCCTCTTGAGTCATACCACTTAATACGGTCAAGACCCATGTCAGCGTAAACTCCTGGATACCGACGACTGAAGAATCCATTCTTGAATTGGCACAGGCAGGATTCCATTGTAAAGCGTCCGAGGTCGGGATGAGCCTTCATACCTCTGAGAATCTGCCCTGCTCTAACCTCAAGACCGTTGCACATCTCCTCAAAGTTCTCATACTTACCTGAATGTGAATTAGGCTGACGCTTATCAAATACATACTCATCTGCGCCAATCAAGAATAACATTCCGTTACGGTGAGAGCGCGAACCGCTAAAGTCATCAAACATCAAAGTAGTGCAGTCTGCACCGTATCCATTAATCTTTACGTATTCTAAATATGAGAACGTAGAAAGACGACCGAAGCTGACAATACTATTCGCCTTAGCCCATAGTGACTCATAATTTGAATCGCTCCAGAGCTTAACCTGCGAGCCATGCTGCTTCACTAATTGACCGTAAGAGTAGAGACCTTTGAGCGTATCTTTCTTCTGCTTATTACGGTCGCTGTCAAACGAGAGCGTAGACCAGTCGTTATTGAACTTTGCATGCGCAGTGCGCCATTCCACTTGAGACTCAGGAATAGTCGGCATGAACTCTAGAATTTTTAAACTAGTAATTGGGTTCTGCGTATGCCCATTAATTGTAGCGAACCAAAGGGATTGCTCATCAGTCCAGTCGTAATAGTCCTTTAAAGCGGGCAGGTAGAGGTAAACCATTCCTGGATGCGCTTTGTACTCAAGGTTCATTGAGTAAAGAGCCTTAAAGTAATCCAATCGGTTCTCTGGTAATCTGTAATCTTTCATTTGTCTATCCATTCCCATCCGAAATATTCTTCAGTATGTTTTATTTGTTCATCCGTCGGTTTATTAGTAACATAAATTGTCCAGTTACCGCCAATTTTCCAACCACCTGCGTATTCTGGTTGCTTCCAGATTTGATATTCTTGAGTATGAGATACCAAACTGTCTCTACCGCCTGCTACCCAATCATTAACTTCTTTTGGCAAAGGGAAACATTCTCTACATCCATCTAAGTAAATACCATGCTTGCACTTAGAGATAGTCACTTAAACACCTCTTGCGCTTCTTTGAGTAACCATTCAGGCATGCGGCAGACCCATTCATCGCCTTCTTTAAAGAAACGAAAGTTAAATTTATCTTGAACGCTTACGTCCCGAAACACTTCATTCTTGTCGTCAGTTGTGAATGTAGTCATAGCAAAGCCTCTTGAAACTGACTCAGGTCTAACTTACGCTTGTACTGCACTTTGATGAAGTTCCATCCCTCTCTCAACTTGCAGATTGAGTTGGCTTCTTCCTTACGATGCACGATGCGCATAACTTCACCGTGTTCATCTTTGATTATGTATTTGATGTTCATTTTGCGACTCCTAAAGTAGGAAACACTGGTAACGCTTGAGGCTGGGGCAACGGCACAGGAGTAGGTAAAGGTGGTGGAACTGGAATACCGAAGCCAACCACCTGCCCATACTGATTCAAAATAGCCTGAGAGCTACCGATTGGAATAACCGTAGCCACTGGCTGACCATACTGGTTCAAGTAGGTCATCGCGCCCTGAAGATTGTTCTGAGCGTAACAACTACTTGAGCCAGACAGGTAACCCAAAGTAAAAAAGACCAACATCCATAGGAAGTTTTTCATATATGCTGGCTCGGAATACGGTTACGGATAGCTTCGGCAATATTACGCAATTCCTCGGCTGGCTCGCCAGTCAATTCATCTGCCTTTGCGTCTGCTAACTTAGCACATGCGTCGCGCTCAATGATGACGGCATATTTAGTCGTCTCAATCGCTTGTACGATTAATTCTGCCTTGGCTAATCCTAATGCCTCATCAAACTCTTTCTGCGTAAACAGAGTTCCGCCTGTGCCCTTTGCAAAAAATTGCTTCTGAAAATCTGATTGTTCTGCGCTCATCTGAGTAACTTCCTTTCAAGTAATACTGCTAGTTCTAGTGGTGTTGCTTCTGGGTTATGCTGCACGATTGAGGTGGCAATCATTGCTGCTTGACGCCAGCCTTCATCAAAACAGGCTTCGGGATCAGCTAACAGTTCTTTTGCATCTGCTCGGTGCAATAACGCTAACCAATCCTCATAAGACTTTTCCCACTGCATTCTTGTCATAATAGGTTTACTCCTAATAAAATGATTCCGATTAATATTCTCACTACTACGTAAAACAAACATATTACCACTGCTCCTACGCAAATTAATGCGATTATTTGAAATAGGGTCGGTTCTTTTAAGTATCTATTCCTCATCAGAAGCCATACCCAAACATTGATCCGAGGATTATACCGAGGATGATTACCCCAATCCAGTCCCATTTAGATATTTCCATAAATCTTCTCCATGATTACGTCACGATTGTCATCAAGTTCATGCTCTACTTCTACTACTGGCTCGTCATCAACTTCTACATCCTCTGGCTCTGCCTCCTCCGCTGCTTCTAATTCAATATGATGAATCGGCTCCGCCTGCTTACGGTTATACAATGAAGGTATAGCACGGAACTCATCAATACGGTGCTGCATTGGATGAGGCTTTGGCTTGTAATTCTTAAATCCTACGAGTATTTCTGGGGTCATCTTTTTCATTTTATCTCCAAATAAAGTATCCGACAATTATTCCTGCAATTAATGCGATTAAGTGAATAAACCAATATAGCTTGCGACTCATTTCAATCGGCATGAGGATTCTCCTCATAGTAATCAGTTGCACGTTTGAAGGCAACCTCATACCAATAAGCGGAAACTGCTTGAACGACTTCTACGGGAGCATGTGAAGGAGTCGGGTAAATTGATTCATCTCCGTTGCTAGTCTCGCTGAGACCTTCCGCCCAGTTGTATTCATCGCGATAATTAAAATCATTATTGAGCAATTCAAATGTATACTGCTCAACTTTCCAGTCCCAATCATCAGGATAGCAGTCATCATCTTCAGGGATGTAGTATCTATCGTGTAAACATATAGTCATGATAGCTCCTTATTGATAAATAACTTCAACATCTGAACATTCTTGATTGAGGTAATCACAGCAATCAGGATTGTCATTTTCTTTGAATACAGTTTCAGCATCTGATTTTGAAAAGCCACTGTTCAAAATAAAATACTCAAGGCAATCAGAGTATGCTACCTCTGAACCCTCTACGTAATATTTAGCTTGTGTCATGATTATTTCCTTTATTTGGTTAATACGTTTATAACTAGAGCAGGTAAGGCTACAAACACTACCCAGTAACCCCAGAGGATTACGGGTAGCAGGATCAAGCGCAGGATTGTTTTCAACGCGCAGTCACACGAATAGAAATTGTAGCTGACGTTTTGTAATACTTTGCTAATTGCGCATTAGTGATGCCGAGGTCAGCAACGAGCTGCTTATAATCATACGTACCGCGCTCAGAAAGAGTCACAGTGGCTTTGTAGAGGTCTGCCTCATAAGTACCCTCACCAGCGTTCTTGAAGTGATTCTTGAGAGCCTCGATTTGCTCATTGAGTTCAGCTGCTTGAGCCTGCAACAAGCCAAGGCGATCAAGATCCTGCATTTGAGCAGATTGGCTGAGTGCTTGATTAACTAATTTTGTAGAGATTGAGTTCATGTTTATTTCCTTTATTTACGGTTATTAAATACTACTGGGTGAAGCAATATCAAAATTATAGTAAAGATATTTTAAAAACAAAAGCCAGTGAAAACCCTTACCAGCCCATTCTTGATGCGCAAATTGGACCGATGCCTAATTCTACGGAATCTTTCTGGCTCAATTCACGATTACATACCGCGCAATTACCATAACGACGACCATAGGCTTGCGCGCTTGCCTTTGGATCTTTAGAAACTTCAATGATTCTGGATTCTTGATCAGCGTTGCAGTCACGAACCTTCAAGAATCTTCCGTTTAATACTTTGCCGAGGTACTGTTCACCTTCTTTTACGTAGATTGCACCAGCGTTGTTACCATTGTCAGGAGCAGGAGTAAATACAAACGTATCTAAGCGCAGGCGGGGATGCTTGATGCCTTTCTCCTTTGCACTGTTGAAAGCGTCTGCAATCGCGGTTACGGTTACTTCAGGAGCAGATTCAGCGCGTGCACGAATCTCTGCTTTGCGCTCATTCATCTTTGCTACGCATTTTTGAACAGCTGCGAGTTGCTTCTCGGTCAGGCTGCCATATTTCTTTACAGAGTCAAGCATGGATTGAGCAAAGTCAAAAGTGGGAGCAGAAAAGACCATCCACTCATATTCAGCAGGGAAGTCAAACTTAAAAGCATCAATAGACTTTTGAACCTTGCGCTCTGCGCTCAAGCGAGCGGACTCGCGATTCTTTGCGCGTTCAGCAGCACTGGTTTTGAATTCGTGAAAGCCACGACCCTTGCAGGCAAAGCAAGTGCGGACGATTGAATCATAACGACCGCCAATCCAATTGCCAGTGCCACCGCAATCTTTGCAGTTCTCTTTGTAGAGAGTAACAGCGCGGTCGCTAACCTTTGTGCTAGCTACGATTACATCTTCTTGAATATCAAATAAGTTCATGGCTATTTCCTTTATTAAATTATTTAACAATCAATTTCAAAATCAGATACAGAAAATTCTTCTTCTGTGTAAATTTTAGTCGCAACAACTTGCGCTTCTTCTTTGGAAGCGTAATTTTTTCTACTATGAGATACACAACCGTTTTCTGTTTGGACTCCAACTTTCCAAACATTGTTGAATTTAACTGGGGCTACTATCCATTCATATTTTTTCATGTTTATTTCCTTTATTTAGTTTATTGGTTGAAGCAATGCAAAAAAGTTTAGCTCACTTTTTTCAAGAAAGGCAAAATATTTTTTGCCCCTCCTGCGTTCCTCGTAATACATGGGTTTATAAAACCCTTCAACTTGGTTGGTTATTAAACTTGTGTGTAAAATACGGCTCAATTACTTTCAACTTTGGCTCACTTCCGATGATCCAAAACAACGCGGAGTCATCAAGAGGCACATCGCTTGAGTTCTTTAAATACCTCCAGACCTTAGCCTCATAGGTGGGGTGGAAGTTTATACCGTCAAACTGTTCGCCTTTAAACTTGTCCGTATACTTAGAGAAGCCAGTGTCGTGTAGGCTGAAGTGCTTCCACTTAAACGGTAGCGCGTCAAGATTGATCCCCATAATCTCTGCTCGCTCCCGAATCCATTGTCCCTTACTGGGTCCAATACCCACGGTGAATAAGGTTTCAATGTTATGGGCGTCGCGTGAAAGCCCGAGGAGTATACTGCAGAGTGAATTGCATGAACCAGCGGGCACAATCAAAGTCTTTACCTCATCAGGAATGTTCCTAGTCTGATTAGCTCCGACGTCATGAAAGCCCATTAACTCCTCAGGATGCTTTACATGGTCAACTGTAATACCATATTGCACTACTAGGGAGTCAGCGCGTTCAAGGTCGCCAACCATTCTTTGTAGCACTGGGTTATACGGTGCGTTAGCGTATTCAAAATGAGTCCCGAAGCCATACGCAATACGCGGGTTATCGTGACGCAGTACAGTATCAGGCTTTGAGTACACGACCATGCGGGAAGGGAGTCCAAGGTGCGCTCCTACAATAGCAGACATTGAAAGTTGCGGACTCTGAATTGACGCGCCAGTTAGTACATGCGTCTTGCCTTTTGCGTTACGGGTCATGTAATATATAAGCTGGCGCAGCTTTGAACCGTTCGGTCCACCGTAACCGAGGGGTGCAAATTTATCCTCCCGCTTGAACCATAGACCGTTGTGGTTCTCTACGGGAGTAAGGGCGCGTAAGTGATCCTCCCACTTGATCACTTTACGGTCTAAGGAGAACTCTTTGAATATTGAGTTCATAGGTAGGACTCCGCGAGTTCCCAGAGTCTTTCATTCATTTGAACGAGAGGGGTAGCCCCAGTGATTCCACGGGAAGTCATCTGCCGACCCTTTTGCGTACGGTATTGGATTCCACCTTTCACTAGGTTCTCTTGAACCCTATTGAGTACGTTCCAGAGTGCGCCACCTTCATCCTCTTCTCTACGGGATGCAAGTATGTCTCCTGGACGCATATTGGAGCCGACAATCTTGAGTGCAATTTCAGTTGCCTCTGTCGCGAAGTTGTATACTTGATCCCCACGTAACAACCTCTTTTGAAACTTGAGGATTCGTTCAGCAGCCTTATTTGCTGCCTCAATAACGCGCTTAGACTCCTCAATGACTGCCTGCTCAGTTACGTCAATGTGACGCAGTCGGCAGCTATAGATATCCTGCGACTTTACAATTAAGCCATTCCCGCAAATCAAGCGGAACAGTGCAGCGTCCATGCGTAATGAAGTTGAACCATCATTGGAGTTTACTACGAGCACTTCAGGGATTGCACCGTTGACCTCGTGCGATAAACTCTTGTGCCTCAGGCGGATAAAGTGCTGAACGACTCGCGGATCCCTTACGCGCGGTCTCATTGCGTGTACCTGCGTTACGGTGAAGTCGTTCTCCCGCATTATGTCTATTACGTCGGTGGTGTGAATGATTTGATACTTTTTTGAAAGACCCTCGGATTGTAAGGGATCGAGAGCTGAAACTGGTAAGTCTATTGTCATGCTATTTCCTTTATTTGCTTGTTTAAGTTGTGAAGCAATAGAAATTTTAGCTCAAATTGCTTCAGGTAGGCAACTGGTTTAAAACCAGTGAAAACCCTGTATTTTTGAAAAATAGACCTCGCTCAATTAAAATAAACTATAATTCAACTTGTCGGCAGTCCAGTCTTTTTATTTCCACGCACTCCTCCACTAAAGAGCTGACCGACATCATGGGGAAATCACGGATTCCCTTGAGTGCGTGGACCTAAAGGGATTGGGCTTTTTACAATAATTTAGTGGATTACCTAATGTCAAATAGATTCGGATTTAATCTGGGGGACTACAACCCAGATGAACTTAAAAAGAATGATAGTTTTCAGGATATCGTACCTGAAAAGATGCGTAACGCTAAGCGTTGGTTACTCTGGCGATCTGAGAAAGACAAGAAAGATCATAGCACCAGAAAAGTTCCGTATTATGCGGACGGCACATTTAGGCGCGGGACTCTTGACACAGCAGAAGACTTAAGACGTTTAGAGACATACGACGTTGCAGTTGATAAACTCAGCAGAGGAGACTTCACTGGTTTAGGGTTTGCGCTAGGTAAAGACGGTGAAGGGTATTGGCAAGGTATTGACCTTGATGATTTATCAGAACATAAAAATGATAAGCTGGCAGACAAATTACCAGGATACGTAGAAATTAGTCCCAGTGGTGACGGAGTACACGCTATAGGTTATGGACAATACTTCCGTAATAAAAATCGTTCAGGTGAAAAGGGATGGGAATACTACTCCCGCGCTAAGTACTTTACCTTCACTGGGAATGTATTTAAAAACGGTGAAATAGTTGACCTAAAGCCATTCATCAAAAGATACATTGATAATGATATTTCAGATGATGAAGTAGAAAACAAAGGCTCATTAGGTCAATTAATATTAAGCGATTCACAATTAGAAGACATTGAACGCGCCCTCAAGTTTATTGACTCAGATTGTCCTCGTGATACATGGTTACAAATAGGATTCTCATTAGCGCGTGTGCCTGACGGATTTAGGTTGTTCTCTGAATGGTCTAAGCGTTCATCAGGAGCTAAGCATTCAGTAGCGACCGACGCGGACATTGAGGATCAATGGAACGATATTCATACTAATTCAAGAGGTGAGATTAGCCTCGGGACTTTGTATCATTACGCGGCAAAGAATCCTGAGTACACAACAACTGAAGTCGGTGAGACGCTAGTAAAAGAAATAACCTCAAATAAAAAGAAAGAGAACTTTTTAGAAAAGTTTAAACCAGTTCCGCTGAGTTATGACTACCTGCCTGAGCCTGATTGGGTGATTGACGGATTTATTGGTGAAGGTGTTACATTCATTGCGGGCGCAGAAGGTAAAGGTAAGTCATCTTTATTGATCCCTCTTGCGCTTCAAGTTGCTCACCTGACCGAACCTACAGGATTGACTGTAAAGCACCGTAGGCGCGTTCTCTACATTACTGAAGATCATTCTCAAGCGGACAGGATATGCTACGGTATGCGTACTCATTATTCAAAGTTGGGGCGCGATGAATGGGAATACTGGTTTAAAGTGATTCCCGCGTTCCGTATGAATGACGATGAAATTAAGTTCACTGCTGAATACGCAAAAGACTTTACGGTAACTATTGACGGAAGAGAGATTCCTCCGCTGACGGTATTTGACACTGCGAGTGCTACGTTCATACTTGAGAATGAGAACGACAACAGCGAGGCAGCTCGCTTGATGAGCGTAATTAATAATGAGTTCTTTTATCGTAACTATATGCCAGTCTGGATTAGCGGGCATACCTCAAAGACTTTGAGTAGGACCAGCGCGGTAGAAGAGTTAAGCGCTCGTGGAGCGTCAGCTTGGGGCGGTAACGCTACGGGAACAGCCTTTATATTTGAAGATGAGAACATCGAGGGACGAATCCTCGCGACTAAAAAGAAGCGATTCAGCGAGAGCATTCAAGAAGTCAGAGCCGTATTAAGTCATCATACTGCTCGGGCAAAAAACCGTTACGGGGACATCAATGAGGATTCTCCTTATTACTCCGTTGAACTGCTACTCTCAAACAAAAAAGAGCGTGAAGTAATAGATGCTGAAAACAAAATGGATGAGGCAGCTCGGAAAATAATTAAATTTATTAACACTCAAATCAGAGATGAAGGATGCTGTACTTACGGTGAAGTAACCTCGGCAAAAGTAGCGGGAGATAAAAGTAATATTCCTCACATATTTTCAAACATGATTCAGCGCGGAATGGTAGAAAGAATTTCACCGACTCCCGAGCAATGTTCACAGTTTGGAATACATAGAAACGCCAAAATTGTCAGAACCCTCGGTAACTGGGCATTTTATGAATAAATTTAACTCGCCTGAAGTCGCCTGTACTCCCCTGAATTTTGTCAGGCGAGTTCCCTGCCCAATACTTTATAGGCTGGGCGGTAAAACTTGGTTTAACTTACCTGAGTGGAATTCAGGCGGGCAAATACCCCACAGGCACTCGCCTGGAATGGCTCTTGAGCCTTCCAGTGCTGAGGTATGTGTCGTTAGGTTTCTAACTCGCCTGCCTGCCTGTTCTTCTAGAGATCAGGCGAGTACTTTTTTGAATGGGAGAAATTAATGGAAACTTGTAAAGATTGTAAGTATTATCAAGGTAGTTACAAAGGATTTGGAAAGTGTTATTTGAATCCTCCTGTTTTTATTCGTTGTGAAAATGGAGAAAGTATTTTAGGTAATCCGATTAAGGTGGCTGTATTTGAAAGACCAGAAGTTGACAGTAATGATTTCTGCTTTCATTTTGAAAAGGCATATGAATAATGGAAATTACTTTGAGTGGATCTGAATTGTTTCTTTTGACTTGGGCAATTTGTGCTACGGTTTATGCGGGATTGGTTGTAAACGAACTGAGAAAAGTGAGTGTGATTTTGACCATGGTTACTTTGACAATCAGGGACATTGCTGAGGGAAAAGCGCGGGTCGAGGTGAAGGACGGTCAGGTAAATATTGAGCGCATTTTGCCTTTGAGTAAAAATGAGCGATAATTGCCTCAATATTTGAAATCTGACAAAGGTTTAGGGAACTGGAAAAATGGCTACCAAGAATGAAAAAATAGCTGCGAGTATGAAGGGTAATACCAACTCAAATCCCTCAATCAAGCGCGGGGTATTTACTGCTCAGCTAACGAGGGCAGTGCTCGCGAACCCAAAGAAGCTAGAGAAGATTATTACCAAGCTCCTTGATGAAGCTGAGGAAGGTAACATGACTGCGATAAAAGAAGTAGTGGACCGCCTAGACGGTAAAGCAGTCGCGGCAATTGAGATGAGTGGACCAGACGGCAATCCAATCGAAATCGAGCAGGCAGGAACATTTGCGAAAGAGCTGATGGCAAAAGTTCTTGCACTCAAACAGAAAGAGGCAGATAACTAAAATGAGCGAAAACGAATATCACCCAGAAGGCTTTGTGCCAATGACTGAAGTAACCAAGGAGCAGAAATGGTCTGACGACGTCCGCGCCCTTGAGCGTGGCTTGCAGTTCTTTCATGAACTGAAGGAGCAGAAGGAAATCAAGACTAAGCCAATGTCATTCGCTGACGCTGAGGTGTTAATCGCTCAGCATCCTCAACTCACCTTTGCAGCAATCCGCGCTGTCGAGAAGTTCCACGGAATACTATGATTGACTTGAGCCAACAAAGTTTAGAAGACGCAATCATCAAGATGAGGGATTCGCTTGATGGGAGTCGCATCAACATTAAGCCAACGACCCTTTGGGTATATCCTCAATACTTGAAAGTTGCATTGCGCATACTCGGACTCATCAAAGCTCCAATCAAGCGTTCATCCAGCCTACGCAAGAAGAAGCGCAACCTTTACTGGAGGCAGGCGGTATGAGCGAATGCAATAAGTGTGGCGGGGTTATTCCCGTACAGGGACTCGGGGCGGGGACGACGGAGTTCTGCACCTGCCGACGCCCAATGTCCTTTGCTGACATTCAAGAACTGTTTGACCTCTCAATGTCAGATGAATGTGAGGACGCAGCTCGATTGCTCGACCTCGTACGTCGTATTGAAAGATTCCACGGGATTGGTCGGTGAACGCGATAGCAGAAGTTATCAAGCGGGAACTCTCAAAGCCTAATCCGCTGGACTACCTACCTGCGCCTCACCGCGCTGCAATGGCAAAGCGTCTTGAGTGGCTCGCCTCGGCAAACAAGCATCAAATAGAACCCGCTGGCGATTGGTGGTCAATCTGGCTACTCCTCGCTGGACGTGGTGCAGGTAAGACTCGCACAGCAGCTGAGGAATGTTGGTGGACAGCATGGGATCAACCGAACATCCGCTACCTAGTGAGCGCACCAACCTCCGCTGACGTACGCGACACCTGCTTTGAGGGTGAGT